TCAAGTGGTCCGCGTGCAGGTGGACAGTGTTTCACTTGGGATGAAATGATTAACTGGCTTCAGACTCGTTACATCGTTCGTATGAGCGATGCTCCGAAAGCAAAGCCGTTCATCAAGCGTGATAGCATTGTCACAGCCTGACGTTGTAGATCGTGATCGAGTCCTAGAGGCTTTACGGCTTCTAGGACTCGACACAAACTAGAAAGTAATTCAAATGATTATCTCATACGTGTTATTCGAGGATGACGATGATGCTATTAGGTTCCATCAAGAGTGGTTTAATGGTCAACCAAATAACTTGACAGGGTATGGTACACTAGTAGCCTCATATAAGTCGCCTACTAGATTCTGTGACCAAGAAAACCCATTTCCTCATAAGAGAGATGGATGGACCAAGCTTCAGAAACGAGGTTGGTTCGTTTGTCCTATTTGCAAGCGCCCAACTCAGTTGCCAGCTTCAATTGCAGATTTTAGTGAGCACGGCAGCTATGGATTTAACATCATTGACTCTATCAAAATCGCTAACCTCGGAGACACGCTATGAGTGACTATTATGAAGGATGGTCATACGAAGAAGAACAGGAACGTCTCGTAAAAATATGGAAATGCCATGTTCATAGAGATAATCCCGGTGGTTGTTGGGCTGATTCTCATCTTTCGTTTTGGGACGTTTTACGACAAACTCTTGGCCCTTTGAAGTGCGCTCCTGAATGTCAGTGTTGGCGTCATAAGATCATAGATCATGTTCGATCAAACAGAGCTTTATACCACCTGACAGAAGGCGCACTAGTATGAGTGACAAACTAATCCACGAGATTCACGTCTCAGAAATCAACGCATTCAAGAAGTGCAGATTTGCGCACAAACTGAAGTACGTTAATATGCTTTATCCGAAGGTTACAGCAAAGCCGCTTGAATTCGGAACTGCCTATCATGCTGCAAAGCAGATTTACTACGACCCGCAGACAAACGGTTATCCTGCGGACGCGAGAAAAGAACTCGCTATTCTTAAGTTCGTAGCTACAATCGAAGAGCAGAAGAAGGCTCTTGGAAATCTGTCTCTTGAACAGAAGGCAGATTATGCTGAGCGTGTCGAGCTTGGTGTAGGAATGCTTGAGTATTACTTTGGTACTTTGGCTCCTTACCTTGATATCAATCTTGAACCCATGTTCGTTGAACAGGATTTCTCAGTCCCGATTGTGAATCCTGAAACTAACGAACAACTTTACTGTAAGTGTGATCGATGCCGTGAGAAGTTTGAAGCATCATTTATTAAAGGTGTTGTTTATAACATTGATTGGTCACAGTGGATTGGTCTGCCTGTTTATCTTGAGGGTCGAATTGACCTGATTCTCAAGGACAAGCGAACTGGTAAAGTTTGGGTTCTTGACTGGAAAACTACAGCGCGTCTCATGGATCGTTATGAGTGGCTGGAACTTAATGAGCAGATCATTAACTACCTGCTTGCTCTGATGCTTCTTGGATTCGATGTAGCTGGATTCATCTATCACGAAGCTCTTAAGACATTCCCAAAGCCTCCCAAGAGGAACGCATCTAAGCGTATGGGTCGTTGGTATTCTGTGGATAAGAATCAGGATACTGAATACGATATGTACGTAGAAGAAATTTCTATTGGTGATCCTGAAGGATTTGAATCAGGAGCTTATGATGAATTCTTAGAGTTCCTGCAAAATAGCGGTAAGGAATTCTACCACAGGGAGATTATTCGTCGTAACAAGGATCATCTTGCAATCGCATATGAGGACTTGTACAACACAGCCCGCGAAATGGTAAATCCACTGAAGGTGATTTACCCGTCTCCCGGTAAGTTCAACTGTACTTACTGTGAGTTTGAACAAGTCTGTATTGGTCGAGCGACTGGTGCAGATTACGAATACACCATTGAAACCATGTTCGAGAAGAAAGCCCCGTACTATGAGCGGTAATGTAACCCTAGATTTTAAACCTGTCATCGATGCAAAAGGAAAACGGAGGTTTGATAAAGAGCTTACGGTACTTTTGCGTACACGCTCCCACAGGTTTAAGGACTTGCAAATCGCGTGGCAATCTGATCCAGATGTAGTTCAGTGGTGTGATACTCACTGTGAACATTGGGAGCGACTCGTAAAACAATATGGATACAACAGAGAAGCAACAAAAACAAAATAATTCAGGAGGCACAAGATTAGTACATTTTCACTTGAGAAAATGGGCTTCGATATCTCGGCTGCTGGCAATAGAAGCCAGTTCTTTAACTTCATGATCTATGGAGAACCAGGTATTGGAAAGACTGTGTTAGCTGGTTCCGCTGATGCAGTTGCAGCAATGCGCCCTGTTTTGTTCATCGATATGGAAGGTGGTACTGAGTCTTTACGTGCTACTTATCCAGATGTTCAGGTTGTCCGTGTTAAGTCATGGCGTGAAATGCAGCAATTGTATAACGCGCTTGCAGATACGGATCATGGGTATCAGACAGTGATTGTTGATTCACTCTCTGAGGCTCAGAAGTTTAACATGCTACACATTATGAGTGATGTTGCTGCAAATAATGCAAAGATGATCGAGGAAGTCCCATCTATGCGTGAATGGGGAATTAACCTTGAGCAGATGCGCAAGTTTGTTCGGGGTTTCCGAGACCTCGAAATCAACACCATCTTCACTTGTCTAGCTGTTAGAGATAAGGATATCAGGACTAGCAAGTTTACATATGGTCCTGCTCTATCTGGTAAGTTAGCCAATGAGGTTGCTGGTTTTCTCGATGAGGTTTTCTTCATGTTTATGACAGAAGGCGCTAATGAGGTTACTGGCGATATTGAGCAACTTAGGTTGCTTCTCACTGGCAAGACTGAAACAACCATTGCTAAGGATCGATCCGGTAAGTTACCACAACTTATCCAAGACCCGACAATGGAAAAACTGTACAAACTGATGGCAGTCTGACAGTTCAAGTAATCAAGTAAGCAAGTAAACAAGAAGGGCATTACAATGGGTTTCAAGATTGATTTTTCTGAAGAGGATTTGGTTGCCGAGGGTAGCTCCGCTAATTTCGAGCCTGTTCCTGCTGGCGATTACACCTGCATTGTTTCGGATATCGAACTCGCTGAAGTTAAGAAGGGCGAGAATGCTGGTAAGCTGATGTTCCACGTTACGCTTACTGTGGAGGATGAGACTTCTCCCTATAACAATCGTAAGTTCTGGCCGAACATCATGCTGTTCACGGTCTACGACAAGAAAACCGGCAAGCCGAACAACTACTATATGTCTCAGTGGCTTAAGGCAACAGGATTTGCTCACATTGTTGAGACCAAGTCTGATGTTCCTGAAGCTGAAGAGTTCAAGGGCAAGAAGCTGATCGCCAATGTCCAGCGTAAGCGTAAGACTTGGGGCGTTGATCCTAAAGACCCTGCCGTTTACGAGAACTCTGTTAAGGGATTCATGCCTCTTAACGACACCAATGTTAAGGCTGGCGCGAAGCGTAAGACCAATTCGCTTCTGCCGTAATAACTAAGACAACAGGTGCTGATACCTACGTAATAATATGAGCTATAACACTGAGGTAGCTGGGTGTTCATGCGTTCCACATGGCTCATATAACCTGTTGTTCCCTAATCGTCACGATCTAAGAAAGTCGTAAAGTGGTTGAAGAGGTTAGCTCTAAATTTAAGCGTGAGATGTTTTTCAAACTCCTGTTCGGAAGAAATAGGGGTTACCTATGTCTTTCGTTTCTGGACACATCTGACAAACGTAACATGCGGGAATTTTGGTTCACCTATCCCGACGATCTGGATCAGGCGCTTGAATGCGTCGAGCAGTATGGTGCAGATAATCATGCTTACTTTTGTCCACAGTTGTTTGCAGAGAAGAAGCGTAAGAAAGAATACGTCTCCCTAACTACTAACGCATGGTCAGACTTAGATCGTTGTAATCCAGACAATATGCTGATTCCTCCGTCGGTTGTTATTGAATCGTCGCCTAATCGCTATCAGGCTTATTGGCTATTTGATCCTTCTACAACGATTGACCCTAAAGATGCTGAAGATTTAAGTAAGCGCATTGCTTACTACCATGAAAAAACAGGAGCAGACACTAGCGGTTGGGATTTGACTCAACTTCTGCGCGTTCCCGACACATTCAATTTCAAATATCCTGATGTTGGCAACATGGGTTACCCTGTGGTAAAGATCAGGGAAATCAAAAAGTTGTACTATCGTATGGACGAGTTTAAGGACTATCCTTTACTTCCCGGTTACGATTACATCGATGCGGAATTCCCTGTCGAGCTACCACAGGAGTCAGGAGAACAGATACTTGAAAAGGTGCGTCGAGAGGTAAGTCCTCTTGTAATTAAGCTGTTCACAGAAGTACCGCCGGAACACAAATGGAGCGAAAAGCTATGGCAGCTTGAACTCCTTCTTTTTGAAGCTGGATTCCCTCGGGAAAAGGTTTTCATTATTGCTAGGGATGCTGCGTGTAATAAGTACGCCCGCGATAAGAGAGCTAGTTCTCAGCTTTGGAAAGAAGTTTGTCGAGCCGAGCAAGCAGCACAATTGAAGAAGAATTTGCCTGTCGAGGATTTTGCAAATGTCGAGACTTTGATGACACGCGCTGAATCTGAATTAGTCGCAAAACTTCCTAAGGGATTTGTTGAGCACTATATCGATTGGGCATCTTCTTTAGGTGACGCAGCTTATCAGTATCATCAAGCTGGCGCTTTCATTCTGTTGTCTGCTATCCTCTGTGGTAGCGTGAAACTCCCAACCTCATTCGGTAATATCTATCCTAATCTGTGGTTTATGATTCTCGCAGACACGACTCTGACTCGTAAAACTACTTCAATGGACATTGCAATGGAACTTCTGGAAGAAGTTGATCCTAATACAATCCTTGCAACTGATGGTTCTATTGAGGGTATGTTTACTAGCCTTTCTCTGCGTCCGAATCAGCCATCTATCTTCCTTCGTGACGAGTTTTCTGGCTTGATCGAATCGATGGCTAAAAAGGACTACATGGCAGGAATGCCTGAAATGCTTACGAAGCTGTACGATGGAAAACTCCAAAAGCGCATTCTTCGTAAGGAAATCATTGAGGTTCGTGATCCTCGGCTCATCATTTTCGGTGGAGGAATCAAGAACCGTGTTACATCTGCGGTTACGTTCGATCACGTTGCATCTGGATTCTTGCCACGATTTATTTTCATCACAGCTGAGTCTGATGTTAGCAAGATCAAACCTCTTGGTCCTCCTACTCAAAAGATTACTCTTGAGCGTGGAATTATCTCTGCTGAGTTAAAGGATATTTACGATCACTACAATGGAATTAGACTGCTTCATTTTGCAGGTGCAGATGCTGAAATTGAAAGTAAAAAAGAGTTTGATGCGTATCTTACGGATGACGCTTGGGAGAGATACAATAAATTGGAGTTCCGACTCGTCGAGCTTGGTACTCAATCTTCTCTTCCTGATATTTATACTCCTGTTGGTGATCGTCTTTCTAAGTCTATCCTTAAGGCAGCAGTATTAATCGCATCAGCAAGGCAACGAGAAGATGATACTGTCCTAGTTGAACTCCAAGATATTCTTAGAGCTATCAAGTATGGAGAACAGTGGCGAGCTTACTCACAAGAAATTATTGAGAATGTCGGCAAGTCTACAACAGAGCGTAAACTCGACACAATTCTTGAATCTATCAGGAAGCGTGGAAATGAGGGAGCTAGTCGTAGTCGTATTATGCGTACATTCAAACTTTCTTCACGTGAGGCTGTCGCTGTTTTCGACACACTTGTAGATCGTGGAATTATTGAGAAGAAGGCTAGCGGCGACCAATTCCTGTACTACGTTAGGGACTAAAATGGACATTAGTTTATCAGAAGAGAAGCAAGGCGAGTACATTGATAAGTTCGTGGATAACATGGCTACTATCAATGAGGGTTTACCAGCACTAGCTGGGGAGGGAAACTTAGTAGATGCTCTTGAGTTCTTAGAGCTTGAGTTAGCTGCTATTTCTCTCCATGCACAGCGGACGGGGATTCTGATTTCGTCCATTCTTGAATTCATGGCTGCGCAAGCAGCTACAGCCGGATTTAAAAAGACAGGATCGAATTTCGATGGAACCCCTACACCCATTAACTGATTGTGAAAACTGCCCTCTTTACGGTCATGCAGAGTTTATGGGTTATGACGACCCATCACACAAAACTGACATTGTATTGATCGGTGGTATGCCGAGCTTACAGGAGAAATACAATGGAGGATATGAGAACACTCAGGCGGGAAAACTCGTTAACAAGGTCTTTAAGCATCACGGTCATAGTCCAACTTACTATTACACTACTGCTGTACTTTGTCGGCCAGCGGATAAAAAAGTTCCTGCTAAAGCAGTTGTTGCTTGTCGGCCAAGAGTTATAGCTGAGATTGCGGCAGCTACGTCCGGTCCTGTGGTCACGCTAGGCAATGAGGCGGCCTCTAGCGTGCTAGGACGCACCGGGATAGCTTCGCTTAGGGTAGGCCCGGCAAAGCGTTCAGATTGGATAAGTAACGATGTGATTCCCACAGTAAATCCGTATGTTTGTATGCGACAGGAATCACAGTTTCCTAATCTAGTAGCTGACCTTGGTAAAGTGTTCCACAAAGTCGAGCAATTCAAGGAACCGAAATACGTTGTAATTGACGATCCGGTCGAGGCGTATGATTTCTTAGTTGCAGCTGTTACTAGTAAGTACACAACACAACCAGACCTCACAATCGACATTGAGTGTGTTCTCGACAAGGATGAGAGTTTCGGGCATCCTGAGCGGCACGTTATGCTTTGTGTTGGTCTAAAGATCGACAATGATATTCCTGTGGTACTCACTGATACTGCATTAGTTCAGGAAGTTTGGGCACATCTTAAGCGTTTGATGCGTCTGTGTAATATCATTGCTCAGAATGGCAAGTTTGATCTTAATGGTATCCGCAAATATGTTGGAAAGCAAAAGCTTGGTTTCGATACCATGCTTGCTTCTTATTGTCTAGACGAGAGGACAGGAATTCATGGCCTTAAGTACATGGCACAGGAATTTCTTGGTGCTCCTGCTTATGACGATGCAATTAAAGCGTATATTGGAACTGATCGGGATTTCTCTAGGATTCCCCGAGACATTCTGTATCGTTACAATGCGTATGACGTGGAATGTACTTATCAACTGAAGAAGCTTTTTGAAGTCATGATGGAAGAGCAAGGTCTTACAGACCTACATGCTTTCATGTGTGAGATTTCGGATATGCTTATGGACGTTGAATATGAAGGCATTACAATTGACAAGGAATATCTCGAGAAATTGGTTGAGGATTTCGATCTATCAATCATGACTAAAGAGCACTACTTGTCTGTGATGGCTTATCAGGTTAATCCGAAGGGTTACGTTAAGGGCGATGGCATCAATCCCGGCTCTTGGATGCAAATCAAGAAGATGTTCCTTGATCTTGGAATCAAGTTAGACTCCACAGATGAAGAAACGATGACCGGGGTCGTTAATTATGATGGCAAATTTCCGAATAACGACAAACTTGTGCGTGACTTTGCCACTATGCTTCTCGACTACCGACACGAAACCAAACTTAACGGAACTTACATCACAGGAGTTAAGGACCGGCTCTATAAAGGCCGAATCAATAGCTCGTACCTTCTTCATGGAACTACTACCGGACGTCTCTCTAGTAGGAACCCGAATCTACAGAATATTCCACGTCAATCACCCATCAAAAAGATGTATGTTCCGTCAAGACCAGACAATCGATTCATCAATATGGACTATTCTCAGGCCGAACTGAGAACTCTGTCTTACTTTGCAAAGGACACGTATTTCCGTGATATTTTCAACGATCCTTCTCGTGATGTGTTCGATGAACTTGTGCCAGTGCTGTATCCTGGGTCTGTTAAGGCTACGCTTAACAAAGACATATGGAAAGAACAGCGAACAATGGTTAAGACTTACGTCTATGGGCTTAACTATGGTCGTACTGAATACGGTATTGCTCATGGTTTCGGTATTCCTGTGGAATTGGCACGTAAACATATGAAGTCCTTCTTTGCAGTTATTCCTCAGATCATCAATTGGCAGAAAATGATCCGATTGCAGGTTAAGAATGGCGAGGATTTGGTGACTCCTTTTGGGAGGCATCGTCGTTACACTCTTCTTACTGAGGAAAACATCAATAACATCATGAATGAGGCTTTGGCTTTCATGCCGCAGTCTACGGCTTCTGATGTTTGTCTGCGTGCAGCTATTCGATTTAACAAGTGGGCAGCTGAGAACTATGATCCTGAAAATCGTCCTCGCATCTTTAATCTTGTCCATGACTCTATCATGGTTGAGTGCCACGAAGATGAGGTTGATACTATTCAGAATGTATTGCGTACTTTTATGCTTGAGTCTGCTGATCTGGCTGTTGAAGGGTACGTGAAGTTCGCAGTTGATTCTTCTGTTGGAAATTCTTGGGGTGAGTTGACGTGAAAACTAGAATTATTGCATTCGATCCCGGCGGTACCACAGGTATTGCTATGGTTACTCTTATGGATAATCCTGAACCAGAGTTTGGTTTTGACAGGCCGGAACCATTCACTCCGCAGTTTTTAGTTGAACAACTCGGCCCTATGGAACATCACGTAGAACTCGAGGATTTCCTCGCAAAGTATTCTGAGGGAGTTGATCGATATTTCATCGTGTATGAGTCTTTCGAGTTCCGCAATACATCGCGTGCAGGCACTCGACTAGATTCAAAGGAGTATATCGGAACGATTAAGACTTGGGCGAAGCGTAGAGGTTATCCTCTGTTTTCTCAGACTCCGGCTCAGGGTAAGAGTTTCGTATCAGATCAAGTTCTCAAGGATTTAAACCTATATTCCAAAGCGTTCCGTCACGCAAATGATGGTATGCGGCATTTGATCTATTTTGCAGTCAATAATACGAAATTCAAGTTCAACGCGATGCCATATGAAATTGCATTTCGAGCACAACTCCTAGACCTCGGTTTTAGGACGTAAAAACACGAAGGCCCGGTTAGTCCCCAAGGAGATAAGGACTAACCGGGCCTTCTTTTTTATTGCCACCACAGGGGCGACAAGTTTATGTTATTGGAAATCGACACCAGACTTAGGCTTGTCAACAAAGACAAGGAAACAGGTAGCCTTTGATGTAGTAGGCTTATTAACCCAATCCCCATATGCCCATGCAACCTGACACCAAGCGCGAGCGCGATACTGTTTTGTGGTATTACACGTTGCGGACCATGTAGGATTCAGCAAGTCATTACGCATTGTAAATGTACAAACCGAAGTAGAAGTTGCACTAGCTGCAGGAGCCAGTACAAACATCGAGCCAACTGCAAGAACAAATGCAGCGAGGATGCTAGCTAATTTCTTCACTTTGCAACCACCGACTTATTGGCAACTGCGTACACACCGCCGGAGGTAAGGACACAGGCGAAGATCGCTAGCACCCAATCACCGGAATCGATGTGACCTTTAGACAACTGAGCATTTGACAGAACGACAACGCCCGGAATGACAAAGCCCATAACAGCTTTCCAGTACGGAGCGACATTTTCGTCAATGAATTTCTTCATCTTTTTCCTTACTTCGCAGCAGCGAATTCCGCTGACAGATCGAGTACGAATGCAACTTCCTTGCCAATTTCTAACCGTGTAGTAGCAGAAACAGGCTTGGTAATCACATCTTTGTCATTGTATGCCAGAACATTAGTACGACTAAGCACTAGCATATGGTTTGTAGCAGTTTCAATCTTAAGCTGAGCAGCTAAGAACAAAGCAGTTGCGCGACGAAGATGCGAAGAGTGCGAAACAATGGTGTAGCTCGCCATCTTCTTCTTGACCATGAGAGCGATAGAGTTCTTTGCATTTCCGATGGTGCTAATTGCAGCATTTTCGAGAAGAATGCGAGTAGAATCAACGCCCTTATCAGTGAGCCATTTCTGCATGTATTCAGCTTCTGTAGAAGCTCCGCGCTTTACACCGCCAGTCACAATGACTTTAGATGCAGCATTTGCTTGAATAGCGGGCAAAGCAGTTTCCAGCCTGTGGTTCATCTGATTGACAGTACCACCGAGAATCACAAAGGTGTGATTAACTGTGGGAACAGTCAAATCATTAACTGTATAAGCCGGATTCATTCCAGAATCATTTGCAACTAATCGATTGACAAACTCATTGAACAATGGGCCATCAAACGGAGCACGAACCTTGGCTTTCTGAGCAGCAACTGTAAACTTACTACCGTTACCAGTAGCGTAGTATTTCAGCATTTGCCCTTCAAACGTCTCAGCAGAGATTGGTCGCACAATGTACTTCCAGCCGCCGGGACGCACGTAGGCAGCCCTATAGCGGACCTCTCGGCCTGTCTGATCGCCTGTCTTGCCACCAGACGCATGACCGCGTTCATCGAACTCAGCAGAGAAGAATTTCTTTGCAGTACGAGCGAACACAACATGATGCCCAGGCATAATTAAGAAGTCACCAGCTTTAACCTGTGACAAGCCCTTGAATGGGATTGCCACAAAGTAGCCAGAGCCGACGAATCTTGCAACGAAGTTGCCTGTATAGAAGGTACCCTTTAAATCAACAGGGAATCCGCCATTTTTAGCAATCCAGCCACTAGAGCTAGAACAATCGCACTCGCCATTTTTACGAATATCCCAACGGTTACCCTGATCGTAGCCAAGATTCATCTTGTCCAGATCATCAGCAACTTTCTGCATCTGTGCAATTGTCATACTAAACCTACCGTTCCTTCAATCTTCGGATCAGCCGGTACAGACTCTGTTCCAAAAACATCAACTTCCGGCACTTCCTCTTCTGTGACTACCACAGGGTCAGGGAGTGTCTCATCTTCAGTTTCATCGTCAACCCATTCGGGTTTTTCGGTGTCGCTCATTTTTCTCCTTAGTGTTCAATATTTTCGGGCCAAGGAGGAATCTCCTTGACACCATTCTCTATCAATAGTCTACGTAGTGTTGCAGAATACTCTCGCTGCTTTCTATTATCTTCTAGAATGCGATCGATTCGTGCGTCCTTTTTATCATTATCGCGCATGAGCTCCTTGTATCGCTCTTTTTCCTCTTGCGCGGAACCTGATTTTTTTGCAGACCATCCTTTAAGTAGTTCACGGATGCCTAATGTACCAGCAAGTGTTGAGATTGCAGTAATCAGAAGTGGCCAATCAAGTGTCATCGGGGATGGGTTCCTTTACTTGGTCGGGTCTAGGGTTAAGCCCCGAATCTTGTAGAACCGCATAGCTAAAAGACACATAATAACGAATGACAATAAGGTTCGGATACAATCTTCAGTAAAGGAGTTATCTAGACTCCAAAATGTGAATACGTATCCCAACATTGCGCCGATCAAGAGTATTACTCCTGCTCGCTCAATCCACCATTCCCCACCATGTAAGCTATACGCTCCAAATACTCCGCCCATAATGAACAGGCCGCCAACTAGGTAACCTACTAATAACCACGAATGAGACACAACTTCGTCTGGCGGTGCGAAGATGAGTAACAAACCTGTACCACTCATTAATGCATATGCTGTAGCCATCATTGCACTAACAAATTTTGGCTCCTTCAATAATGACCAAGGAGTTAGTCTTCGTTCTCTAACCATCAAGCTCCAATAATAGCAATGATAATAGCGACGATAGTTCCTAACGCCCCTAAACCAGCTAGTACGTAAACAACAGTAGCATTAATTCCGACTGATTTGCCAGCATCAAGATCAAGACGTGCACTTAGTCGTAATTCAAGCTCTGTTATTCTAGCTAGATTCTGATCTGTTTTTTCTGCGAGGGAATTGAATCTAACGTTCCCTTCAGCGCGAGGTAAGAAGGTATTTGCTTGATCTGCAAGTTGCCCTCGAAACTCATTAACAGCCTCAAAACGTTTTTCAGACGCGTTTTCAGCTTTTTCTGTGGCTTTCTCTGCACTTCGTAAAGCTGCTTGAACAGCAGTATCCGCAGCTTTGAAGGCTTTATCAACACCTTCAACCTGAGTGACATATCGCTCATCAAGCAGCTTTACTAAGTCCCGCAGAGACCGATCGAAATGTGTATGTAGGGTGTCAACTGTCCATCCAGATACATGTTCCTCTGTCTCTCCTGACATATTTTTCTCCTACGAGCTTACACGTCTAATGTAAACATAGGGTGATTTGTTAACCAAGGTATCTCCAACCGTGTTCCATGTAGAACCAGTACCAGAACGAATCCAGAATGAGATTGCATACCCCACAGGAAGATAGATTCCTCGTGCTGAACTCATGTTAACGTCCCAGTCTACTTTATATGACTGGTTAAGAGCAAGAATACCATTACCATTTCCAGCACCTGCTCCTGTAGGCGGAGCAGCAACCGCACCGGCTGATGCAGCAACCATAATTGCACCAAGTCGATAGTTAGCAGTACCGTAGTCCTGCCAACGCTGGAAGAAGTCGATATCATATGTACCAGCTTTGGTAATCACAAACTCACCATTTGTGTAGTCAGCTGTTACACCAACTGCCCATTCTAGGTTAGTAAAGCCAGTAACCTGATACCAAGTACCAGACGCATATGCTGTACCAGCAGCAGAATGTCCTACAGTTGATTTGTACATTCTTGCGTGATCGATTGTTCCGTAAATGCCACCATTTACAGTTAAATCATTTGTAACAATCGAACCGTCACCTGAAATTTTCAGAGTCCCAGCAGGGTTACCAATAAACCCAGGAGTTGCTGACGGGAATGTTGAGGAACTCGGAGGCGCAGAACCAGATAGCACCCACGCAACCACAATAAATGTTCCTGTTGTACTGATTCCCTGTGGTCGATATTGTGTACCGGGGTACAAATAGAACCGCAAAGAGTTAACAGAATCAACTGTTGATGTATCTGCTACCCAACCTGCAACACTCATCTGAGTCTTAGAACGCTTCTTAACGCTAGCATTAGTTACAGGAGAAGCCTTGCTCTCATGCACAGTTCCGTTGCTATCGTAGAATGTATAGACACAAGGTAGAGTAATTGTGTGTCCACCAATAGATGAATCCCATCTTGTTCCGGTGTACCTAACAATCTTTCCAGCTTGGTCTAATGTAAAGAAGCCGGATGCATCATAGCCTAATGCTCGCGTTGTATATGCACCGTAATCTGGGAATGGCGGGTTAGGATCAATTACGTTTGTTGTACTATTAACAAACTGTACAACACCGTTGATATCAGCTGCATACATGATAGCACCAGCTAAATCAAATACACCAATAGCGAAGCCATTAACACCATAAAGTCCTGTAAGAGCGGCTGTGCTGATGTTTGTGCTAACCCATGCTCCTACTGTGGTGTATTTCAACACATACAGTTTCGAGTTTGTCCAGTGACGGTATCCCATAAACAGGTTAGTACCGTCATTTGTCAAACCAATAGGATCAAGATAAGCAGCTAACCAAGTTACTGAACTAAGCGGATAGCGAGCTACGAAGTTTCCATCAGAAGCACCGCCATTCCATACCCACTTGTACAGATTAACCTTCATATCTCCGCCAGTAGATACACCTTGCTCATAAGCTAATCCGTAAAGATAGCCTCCGAAAGCTGTAAAAGACCCAGGGCCTAAGAAGTTCCATGAAGAGGTTGTACTCTCAATTGTTCCGTACCCGCAGTTAGTACCAGCAGAGTTTTTAAGGTATGCACCACGCGTATATGCACCGGCAGCAGTAACTTGATTGATAAACAAATTCTGAACACCGGAATTGTAGATGCCTTCTGCAATTAAGAAGCTAGTTCCATAAAGACAACCACCACGCACATATGGAGTAGCACCAGATTGATTAACAATCGACACACTATCCCAGATATTGGTAACTGTGGGTGCTGTAGCAGGAGCAACGATACCAGTATTGAGCAATAAACTACCGCTAGGCTCAATCGTATTACCAGCAGACCTTAACGACATAAGACCATAGACGGATAAACCAGCAGCATTGAGCATACCAAAGAATTGCGCATCGCCCACCACAGGAATATCAACTACAATGTCATCGTTGCCAGTTGAGGCATTATGACGGTAAAGAGTGATGCCATCATTATCCAGTACAACTCGATCATGCCCGATTGTGTCAGTTTGGAAGAGACCAGACACTGTAATTGCAGCTGTCATGATACCGGTATTGATAACATCTGCTTTTAACTCACCAGTTGTAGTGAGCTTAGCGTAGATTTCACCAGCTAGAATCTTATCAGCTGTGATAGCATCTGCTGAAATGTTACCAGCAACGATACTCAATGCAGCAATGACAGTAGCAGCATTAATAGCGTCTACAACCCAAGCACCAGCAGCCCTAATCTTCATCGTATCGATCTTGCTGGGAGTTGTAGCGTTAGTTACGAACCACCAGTCACCATCATGGAGTGTAACTCCAACGTTTCCGACAGGATCAGCGTTCTGAGCGTAGATTACCTTCTTATTGTCAAGGGCAGTAGACAATCCAGTGTCATCTAGAACTGATTTTACTACAGTTGAGACAATTGTGCTGCCTACACTTCTGTTTAATGATGTATCATAGCTGAACAACTGCACATAAATCGTTGAACCTGCTGTAGCATAGAACGAATACAGCCCTCGACCATTAGCTTCGCCAACTTTAGTTGTAGGAGGATTAGCAGTTCCTGCCATAATCTCTGTATACAGGTAGTCGGAAGGCTGTGCGCCACCACCCTGTAATAAACCATCGAATGTAGCAGTCACAATTGAGGCTGTACTAACTAAAGTAGGGGCACTTGGCTGTCCCGGCGCTGTAGTATCCCTTGTAACTACAGCTGTATAGTTCATTGTGGGACCAATAATGCCACTCTTAAGCACAGCATAGACGCTACCAGTAATGTTAGCACCTAATGCATGATTTTCAGTGAGTGTAGATGTTGATCCTTTTGTAGAAGCATACCCTGTGGGAGTTCCGCCGCTAATTGCGATCCCAAACATATAGTCTACCACAGGGTCAAAGTTGATATCATCGAGAATCAGCGGATCAAGAGGGTTAATAATGCCGCCATCCTCATCGTGCATCGGCGGACGAGTCCAACTCCATGTGATTCTTGCATAAGGAGTCTTAGTTAATGGAGAAGTGTAGTACGTAATCACTGCACCAAGGTCAGTGATAGTAGGAACTTCGACATTACTATTGGCAACATCACCAAAATCAGTATCGTCTACCTCAACATTGTCCAGATGATCGTAGATATCGCCAATAATATCATCAAGTTTTGGGGTTCTCATACTGAAGTATCCTCAATCTCACGCGTATCGTTGATATAGAGAACGAATGTCTCGTCTCCATGTTTTCCGATAGTTAACTGGAAGCCAGAACAACGCATAATGCCATTGAACTGAACCCAACCGTCATTGATAACGGTATTTACAAGATTACCGAACCAGATATCGCCCTCAAATGGATTAACCATCTCTGAATCAACAGTTAATTGAGGCACTAATCTGGGATTTTTACGAAGATTCAGGTTTCCTCGTGCCAAAGCATCAAGTTTTGCCTTCGATTTGGCATTACTATTCGATACAGAAAGCTGTCGAAGTCCGTAAAATGCCTGAGAAGCAGGATCAGAGTACGTACTAGAGACGATTTTGTTGCCCCCGCGAGCAAATACCTCGTTAGCAACGTATGCTCCCATACCCTGAACCGAATAATTCTTGATGTTTCCGCCATATTCTAGTGTTAAAAGAGACGATGTTTGGATTCTGGGGTAGTACATCATCAACTGACGCGCTGTATTAATCTCCCAATCGAATCCATTCGTACCTTTTGCAAGGTCATCAATGGCATTGTAGATCGTTTTACCTGATTTAGCAGCATAACTGAACGTTCCTGTGGGGTTTGTAACAGCATCAAGACCTAATGTGATGCCTAAATCTCCATAAGAACGAGCTTGTGTGTCTTGAATAAGCTTCCAAGCAGCAGCAGCAAAGCGTTTCTTAGTAAACTTTGTCGCTGTGACGATATTACGGTGCTTCAAATAGCTGGCAACGTCTTGCGCAACACACTTTAGAATCTTGTCATTACTAGTACAAGTGATATTCCAGATAGGACCTGTGAAAATGGGGACACCATTTCGCAGTAGGACAGCCTCTGTAAGACCTTCCTTTAACTGCGAAACGGGGTCCACATAGTTAATCAGATCAATTGAGCTCAAGCTGAATCGGAACTCATCCGGCTCATTCATTCTGAACTCACCTTGTCCATCAAAGAACGGAGGTTCTCCAATATAAGTACCGTCGCGGTACTGTAAGCGCAGAATAAAATCGGCCATTAGAGCCATCCGTCCTTTGAACTTACCACAGCAGTAACAGTGGCACTAGTGGGTTTGAATGAGAAGTCATCCATATACAATGTCTTGCCTTTAGCAAGCTTTGAAGCAGCCTGCCCTGTATCATTAAGCACAAAAGTCATTGCACCAGACACAGCAGCAAGAGTAAAACTTAACTGGACTTTTCTCCACGTTGTAGAACTAACAGCGAACAGCGTAGCAGTTGCTACAGTAGCTCCCGCATTCTGCACTAGAACAGTAATGTTTGGCATCGTTCCCTTAACCCACACTGAGGCTGTATAGGAGCCTGCTGCTAGCCCTGTGAGCGTTGTAGGGACCGTTACAGTGCCCGAACCGGCTGTCTTGTTCTTACGGACCATACGGAGGCTCTTAGAGCCACTATGCTTATCAGCCGTAGACTGTTGAGTTCCGGTCCAGTTAGCTCCTACAGCATATCCGGCACCAAAGTCTGCTTCACAACCACCATTGACCATTGCCTCAGCAGCAGTCGCAAGTAATTTAAAGTTAGTAGCAACTCCCGGAGGAAATGACCACCAACCTAGTGAAGTTAGATAACTCGAGTTTTTAACACCGTTTAGTGTACAACTTCGTGTCTTGAAATCAATGACAACTGAATCGTCCGCATCTGTGGTAAACGTATGCGTTACTGTTTCGCCTGTATCCGTATTAACCATTACTACCTCAGCGGCAGCGCCGGTAATGTCGAACTTCGGAAAGGTCTCAACGTTTCCATTGTTAGTAATTGCATATGCTGTTCCAGAAGTGACAGGAAGATCAGCGTCATCGACATACTTAACAGGATCGCCAGCTTTGAGTTGGATTTGAATATCACAGGAACCGTTATTACGAAGTGCTGTAATATTGAAATTAAATCCTACCGGCTTGCACATTATATAACGCTGTGCAACACCTGCACCACGGTAATAGAAGGGAGCATCTGTAGTCCGTGGCATGAAATTTGCAATCAGTGTCTCGATCGTTGTATCAATCGAAGCAGCATTTGCATAAAGCGTACCGTCCAACACAATAGTACGGATTTTCACAAAGCGTGAGTAGACGTAACCACCGTGCCGACTATCATATTCTGAATCGACTGAGTCGATAGCAGGTAAATCTAACCCTTGAATGTTCGAGATATCAATAAACGGGAGGGCCGTGCTGTTATTAAGCAGCACGCCCGTATCCGTAAACTGATACTCGTAAGGGTTGAGCACAGGCGCAACCATTACAACCCCAACCTTTGCGAAACTTCATACCCAAGATCAGCCGCGTTTTTAACGGGGTCAATCTCTTGTGTGTGAATTGGCATATTGATTGTAGCACCAGAATGACTCATACCGACTCCGGTAGAACTGTATGCCAAACCCGTTGCAGTGCCAATCGTTAACGAAGGACCAACTCGTCCTATGATTTTCTTTGTATCTTTGAATCCAGAAAGCAACTCATCGTTGAATCCTTCAAAGATTGCCTTACCAGCAGGACGCAAGAGCTTTCGGTCATAACTGATTGGACCCTTATGTTGCTTGATCCAGTCAGCGATGCCAGTAATCCAGCCCTTAGCATCATCCCACATCTTCTTCATACCATTCCAGAGACCTGTGATGATAGAAGCGCCGATGTTTGTTAACAAATCACCAAGACCTTTAAGAGCTCCTGTAATCAAGCTGGGGACCGACTTAACCCAAGTAATAAGATCATTGAATTTCTTAACAGCGGCATCTTTAACACCAAGAATCCAAATACCCATATTAATTGCTAACTGTGAAAGTGCAGCAACACCGGCAGTCATTCTAGCAGGAATGCTCTTAACAAAATCAACTAGACCATTCCAGCTATTAGTAGCTCCCGATGTAAGACTGTTCCAAACACCAGAGATGAATGACAAGAAACCATTTCCCCAGCCTACAATGACGGCCCAGATATTAGCGAATCCAGTAACGAAGAATCCTGCAATCTTGATTAAGCCAGACATAAAGATACCGGGAATCTCGCCCCATTTACCAGTCACAATTGCAATAACAACCGACAGGATAGTTGCAACGTAGGTCTGTAAAGATTCCCACATTGCAGTAAGCGGCGGTTGAATATACTGCGACCACAGATTACCAAAGAACGCGGCAATTCCTGCCCACGCATCAGAGATACTCTTCGTAACACCAGTCCATAGATCAGTGAAGAACTTTCCAACTGAAGCACCGAATCCGGCAACACTCGAAACGATTGTGTTCCAAGTATTAACGAAGAATGCTACGATGCCATTCCATGTATTGACTGTCCATGTGGACACTGTGGTCCAAAGATCAACGAAGAACTTTGAAATCGGGTCCCAATTGGAAATGATGAGATATGCAGCATATGCTACTAGAGCAATTGCAGCTACGATAGCAAGAGCGACAAGCACAACCGGCCAAGCAGCTGCATCAAGTGCAAGGAATGCACCAGCGAGCAACATAACAACACCAACAAACGTTACGATAGTACCAACAACAACAAGGATAACAGCTGCAATTGCTGCAAACTGTGCGATGCCCTTCTGTTGGTCTGGTGAAAGCTTATTCCACCATTCTGCAACTTGCCCGAAGAACTCCATAATGGCTGTCTTAACAGGAAGGATCGCATCACCGATCTTCTGCCAAGCAATAGCCATTTTATTCTGAGCAATGAGAATCTTGGAAGCATCAGTACCGGCCATCTGCTTGTAAGCAATAGCTGCGGCACCCATCTTCTTGCCATTCTCATCAGTCACATTAGAGGCGTTCTTCATATCATTTGTAAGACCCTTGTATGCGCCCTTTGTATCGTTCAGGGCTGTGTTGAAGAATCGCAATGCCTGAATAGTTCCACCAGAACCTTGGAACATATCCTTGAGCTTAGCAGTACGCTGCTCCTGCGTAAGACCCTTCATAGAATTCTTCATCATATCTACGATCTTCACCATTGGCTTCAACTTGCCAGTGGAGTCGTAAATCTTCATTCCCATTTCCTTGAAGTTCTTCGCGGTAATGGGGTTAGAAATTGCATCAAACGCACGTGCAACAGACGTTCCAGCCCTAGCACTCTTAATACCGTTTCGAGTCAAGAGAGCTAACATACCTGCTGTAGTCTGATAAGTCTGTCCAGCACGGTGAGCAGATGGGTTAGCAGTTGCCATAGCGTTAGTAAAGTCCTTGAAGTTACCAACGCCCTTACGGACTAACTGGAACATCACGTCATTTACTTTTGTTACATCTCCTGCTTTAAGCTGATACGAGTTCAAGGTACTAATCAGTGATCCGGTAGCTGATTTGATATCAGTTGAACCACCAACAGCAGCCTTAGCAGCTTGTACCATGAAGTTAGTTGCTACAGTTTTATTCTTAACGTCCATTGACGAGTACAGGTCATACATAGAACCCTGCATTTCATCAAGAGGGACTGCAAATTTACTAGCTACGTTCTGACCGATGTTAACAATGTCAGTAAGTGTAGTTTTGAACTTGTCATCAACCTGAGTTAATGTAGTTGTTGCAGCTTTACGATATTCAATTGCAGCATCAGCCGCATTACTAAGTGCAGCAACTGTAACAATACCGCCAGCCGCAGCAGAAGCACCCACAGTTGTAAGAGCCATGCCCGTACTTTGTAGAGCCTGAACCTGTTTGTGAGTCTCAGCAATCTTAGCAGCGGCTCTTGCACGTTCAGCACGGTTAGCGTTTCTAGCAGCAGTCTCTAGCTCTTTCTGCTTAGCAATTTCCTTGTTAGTACCGGAAATTGCAGCAGCAGTAGCTTGAGCTTCTTTCTGCTTCTTGCCATCAAGTAGCCTGATGTATTCTTTCTTTTGTGCAATGACTTTTCGCAAGCCAATTAGCTGTGTA